CCACGCCTCGCGGTGGTCGATGATGAGCGATACCAACCCATCGGGGGAGCCTTCCGCAGAGGCAAAGTCAAGCGGGTCAATGGATGTGCCATCAAGCAGCGAGGTGACCCAAACTCGCTGACTGTCGGGTTCGTTGAAAACGAAATAGCCATCCAAGTATCCAACCGTTACCGCACCGGGGAAGTCCTCGTCGGTAATCTGGGCAAACGCCTGTGTAGATACATTGTAGATGTATCCATCAGGGTTTGCCGCAATGAAAATCTGTGTGCCGTTGTCGGCCATGGAGACGGGGCCGCTGCCTGACACTACGCCTACATACGTGGCGACATAGCTCGTCGTGACGCGATAGAACTCGTTTCCAGAGACGACGTAGAGGTAACTCCCGAGGCTGTAGACGCCACGGATAGGCCCGGTGCCGATAGTCGCTTTGAGGACAAGGCCGGGACACCGCTGAAGGTACGCAGGTTCCTTGCCGCCTTCCGGGATGATTTCCGGGAAAAGGTTCACCATCCGATTGTCGGCAGCGTTGACCGACCGGACGACGTAGGAGGAACCTAAGACGGGAGACTTCATTAGAAGTTCCCTGAATAGATATTAAAGCGCGGACGATTGACGATCAGCGCCGCTGGCATTGACATCACATCGTTCGGGTTGTTGATGCTCTTGAGATTGCGCTTGCTGTACATCGCAATGCGCCGAACCTGCGGGGAAGGCTCTACGCCAAACTCCGGGGCAAGTTCACAGGCGAGGTTGTACCGGAACGCCCGCAGGTAACCCGGCGGGAACGCCATGTCGGTCTCAAGGGTCGCGGGCTGCGTCAGTTCATCAACCGAAATGAAGTGAAACTCCAGCGCCCGAGTCGGTACGGGGTAGAGGAAAATCTCGATGTTTGGGTACGAGGCGTTGTACCAGAGAATCTGCGGGTACGTCGAAGTCACCGTTTTGACGGCGATGTTGTCGTACTGCTCTTGGTTGATCATTTTGATGCCAAACGACACGTTGGTCGAGGCATCGCGGAAATAGGTGGCGTCGTCAATCTCTACGGGACGGACGCCTACAAAGTCGCCAGAGGGGCCGAGGGTGCGGCTAATGGTGCTGGACGGCCATGTGAACACTTGGTCAATGGTGGAGAACACGGACAGTCGTTCCGTATTCCACGAGTCAAGCATCTGGTTGAGCGCAAGCAGGGCGTCTTGTGAGGTCGCAGCCGACGGCACTTCGCCTTCAGCCAACACCCCGATCAATCGCAACGCACCGTTGATCTGGTCGGCAGCGGTAGCCATGGTTACTCCTTACGCTTGCGCTTGGTGGCGAGATTATTTTCCGGCGGGGGCGGCGGCGCAATGGGGTCGAATACTTCCCACCCCTGAGAAACGTCAAAATCCACCTCAACTTGCGAGGTGGCAACCTTTTCCCCGTACACGGGGTGCCGCAGGTAGATGACCACAGGGGAATGCCCCGGCCACCCTTGCGAGTGACCGGGGCGATCCTTTAGGCCGTTCGGTAGACCGTCCAGGCGTTATCGCCTGTTCGTCGCCATAGCAGCTGTGCCGAGGAAGTCACAGCGATAGTAGCGCTACCGACGATGGTGACACCCGTACCCGCCGAGAGCGTAATGGCTCCCGAGCCGGTGCCGATGTTCACCACGCGCAACTCAAAGGTTGAGTCGGTCTTGGCATTCGCCAGAGCCGCGTCCAACTGCGCGCCCGTCGGGGTCACGTAGGTGGCAGCGGTGGTGCTGGGGTTTGCGACCATCAGACCGCCGTTGACCTGAATGGTCGTCAGCGTTGTTGAACCCGTGGCGGTGACCGGGGTGGTCTGTACGCCGAGGTAGAGTTCAGAGACGTTGCCATCACCGAGCTGATAGCCGCCGCCAGAGACAGGAAAGCCAGGCATAGGGATACTCCTTAAATGTTGCCGTCGGTCACAGCACGATCAGGCCGACTGACGAGGACAAGATAGACCTCGCTCGCTGTCGGCGTAATCGAACTGCCCGTGTTGTTGCTGAAAGTGATTGCCAGCGTGTTGTTGGCCGACACGCGGGAGTTAACGATACCGAGACCCGCTTGGGTCGTCGGCTTCGTCACTACCGCCATGTCGCCCACCAACAGCCCGTTGACCGTAAACGTCTGCTCTGCCGTGGTATTGGCAGAGACAAGCGCAGGACTCAACGTGACGCTGAGAACCGACTGCTTGGGGATGTTGCCGAGTACGAAACTCATGGCATCAACCCCAGAGCCGGACAGCCATCTGCGGGCGAATCACCGAATAACCGTACAGAACGTCGATACGGCACGGCATACGGTCGTTGTTGATGTCGTACTGACGGACAACGCGGAGCGAGATACCGTTGTGAACCTGACGCGAGGCCATGTCCACACCCTGCGGCATCAGAAGGTCTGCCGTCGCAAAGGCGATTGCATCCTTGTGATAGGCGAGGTTCTGCGGGAACTGCGAGGACGCAGCGCCCAAGAACGTCACCGTAGCCGACGACTGCGGGAACGAATCCACCGTCGCCAGCGCGCTGACCGGCGTGTAAATCGCCGGGCTGATCGACACGTTGGTGTACGCACCACCCGAAGCGGTCGCATCGGCAGTCACAACGAACTGCTGAAGCGAGCCGGTCGATTCACGGGTCTGCGGGTTGACCGCAAACACGCTACCGATGGTAAACACATCGCCCTTCTTGAGCGTCTGCGTACCGGTGCCGGTGATGTTGATGGTCGTGGCGCCCTGCGTGGTCACCGTCGAAGTCACCGAGTGAGCGCCCGTGCGGGTACCCGTGGTGAACTGCTTGATCGACTGCGACATGGCAAGTTCGTCAAAGCCGAGGATGCCCTCGCCGAACATACCGTTCTTGAACTGCGCCGAGATCGTGCTGACGGGGTTGAACAGCCCCTTCATGCCTTCGATCAGGCCCGCGTTCGCAGCCGGGTTGACGGTGAGGTAGCGCGGGTTCATGCCCGCCGCCGACTCGTTCAGCCTCTGCTGCGCCTGAAGGAGCGCAAAAGAAGTGGACGGCGTGGTTCCCGGCGTACCGACCGACTGGTAGATGCCGTTAAAGCAGTTCGCCACATCGGCGTCGATGGACGCGGCAAGCTGCGAGATACGCGGCTTGAGAACGCGGTCAGCGAAGTCGTCCAACTGCATGGTCATTTCGGCGGTCGTGAAGTTCACGGCGATATGCTTCTGCGAGGACACGCTAAGGGTAGTGAACTGCTCGTTGTCGTCCTGAACCTGAAGCGCGGCACCGTCGGTGACGAGAGCGCGATCCGGGAGACGAATACGGAGCGTGGTGCCGATCTTGGCACCTTGGTTGGCAAACGAATTGTCGTACTGCCGGTTGACGTTGCGGGTGATCACAAGGTTGTTCTCAAGGATTTCGAGAGCCTTCCTCGTAATCATGTCGATTGTAAGAAGTGAATTAGACACAGCGGACTCCTAATGGTTTAACGGCGGTGCTGCGCTTCCCACTTTTTGGCTTGGCGACGACGTTCGGCTTCGATCCATTCCGACGTACTCATGGCCGATATTGACCGTGGGTCGGTGGTGTCGTAGCCCCCGGCGCTGTTGCCTTTAGCCGTTACCGGCTTGATGGGAGGCGGGGCGTTGGTTGTCTTTTTGACCGGCGGGTTATCGGCCAACTTGGCCTCAATCCGACCGATCTCCTTGGCTTGCAGGAAAGGTGACAAGCGGGAGATACGATCCGCTTCCTTGGGGTTTGCCCCCAGATAGTAGGCCAAGTCTGGCCCGATATCGGATGCCTGAATCGTCTGGGCCATCACGGTCGTGATCGGTAGCGCCGGGTTGTACGCGACTTGCTGGAAGTCCTCGTACTTCTCACGCGCCGCTTCTTCACGGTCGTGGTAAGCCTCCAAAAGAGCCATTTGCTCCCGCTCTGCCTCGCGCTTCGCAAGCAGTTCCTCGGCTTTACGGGAGGCGAGGGCCTCTGTATAGCCTTCCGGGTCTGCTTCCTTGTCGGGCAGCGCAGCCGGTTCCGAGGTCGTCGGAGCCTTGAGCGCCTGTTCTCTTTCCCACTTGCGCCGCTCTCGGGCAAGTCTCTTGCCGACCATCGCGTCCAACTCCTCTTGAGTGAACGTCTTGGCGGGCTTTTCCTCCGGCTGTGGCGTTTCCGCAACGACTTCAGGTTCCGGGGTAGCCGTGACCACCGGTTCCGGCGCGGCTTCTGCCGCTACGACTTCAGGGACAGTTTCGTCCGTCATAACACTTCCTTTCGGAAAACCTGGTCATCCGGGCCAGTACGGGTAGACAATACTATTGATGTTGCGCTTCTGCAACATCAGAAACTCCTTGATTGCTCCGTCCACGTGGTTGCGTCTCTTTTTAGCAACTTCACGTAGTCGTTGGAGGTCACGCCGGTAATGTTGACGCCCCCTTTGAGGACGATATTGGCGTTGTTCTGAATCGTGACACTAGAGGAGAGGCGAACGGTAATGACCTGCCCTTCCTGCCCGCCTGTGAAGTTCGTGACGGTCGTAGACGTGGCGTAAGCGGCCAGCGACACATAGTCG